TTGGCTCTGCTTCAGGGCATCCATTGCTTTGTCATAGGCAGGGTCGCCCGGCTTGAAGCCTTGGTTCTTCAACTTGGTGTCAAGGTAGTCACTATCACGGGTAAAATATGGATCCAGATAGCTGACTGCCTTGTCCATCCCCTGTTTGGTCAGGCCACCAGTGTAGTCACCAATGGCTTTGATCACATCGCCATCGTATGGATGGGCATTGAGCAGGTTGTTGGCCTGAGTAGCTGCGCTTGTCTTAGTGCTGGTCAACAAGTCGACAAGATTTTGCTGACCGGGGGCAAGGCTTTGTGTGGCAGTCCACAGCGGAATGCCGCCCGGCCCGGTGCCGGTTTGCGCATAGCTCAAATTGCCAAAAGGCGTGACCTGATTGACTGAGTTGCCAGCCTGAGATGCCCCCGCAGCAGTAATATTGTTGGCGAATTGCTGAGAGGCAACATCGCCTGGATTTGGCACATTTGGTGGTGATGGAGCGTCACCCATTTAAATTCCTCACTACTTTTGAAGTGCCCGCACCATTGCACTTACGCTTCCAGGCGTATTACCGGTAGATGACTGCAATGCAATTGACGATGGCTGTATATAACTGCTTGGAAGAGATGCGTATTGTGACGAATACGGATTGGCCTGAAGAGTGTTCGCAGTCAGCCCTGGGTTCCCCATCAACAATTGAGTTCGTTGCTGGTTCTGAGCATTGACAGTGGGTGGACTAGAACCAAGCATCAGGCGACCTTTTGAATGTCCAACTCAGCGAGCTTGGCAATTTGCTCGCGGAACATCACAAAACGCACGCCGGTATTCCTGGGGCAGTCACGGTGGCCAAAGTAGCAACGCTGCACGCCCTCGACCTTGAAACCTAATTTCAACAGGCCGCGCGCAAGGCGCTTTGACTTCTTGGGTACTACCACAGTCACCCGGCCCAAGTCCAAATCTAAGATGCCGACCTTGGCCAAAGTACGTGCAATTCCTAGCGAGGCAGTCTTTTTGCCGTAATAGCTAAGTGTCGCATTGCACCCATTCCACGAATGAAACAGAGCTGCGCCAATCAACTGGCCCTGTGGGTCGACTATGCCAATCGCACGGTCGAACTTGTGTGGGACCTTATTGTGAGCCTGGAAAGCCCAGGCCCCTACGGCTGCGTCATGCCCAAAAAGAACACCGTTGCTCATTGCCCGCCCTGTGGTGGTTGTTGCATCATGGCCCGGTACATAGACCAATCACTTTGAGGGATCTGTCCAATTCCTTGAAAACCTTGGTTACCCAAAGAACTATCTTGACTTTGAGCCAATCCATCTTGACCTGGAATATTTGAAGTAGGGGCTTGGCCCATCCCCTGCATGAGAGCCTTCAGCATCATAAGTTGCTGCGGGTCCATTTGCTGCGGGGCAGTACCCATTTGCTGTGTCGGATCCATTAAACGAAACCTCCCATTTCTAGAATACAATTAAAGGCGTTAACTTGCAGGATAGGCGCAAGGGTGCTGACGTTCTGGTCGAACTGAGCCGTATCAAAAATGCCCATATCGAACATACCGCCCGTTGCCACGGAGCCGCTTGTAGTGACAATGTTCACCGTCATGCGAACGGCCAGAGCATGCCCCATAGCCTGTACGCTGAGCCAATTATTGATGACTTGAGTACCACCCGCCCATTCGCTGGTATCCCAGATGGCTTGATCCCACAAGGCACCGCCTGACAGAATTTGAATGGTTGAGACTGCCGTGGAAGCAAGGAAATCAACGTCCATGCCAATGGTTGGCGTGACTGTGCCACCCGCAACAAGGAAGGGCTGAACCATCGTCACCCTTTTGTTGCGACCAGGATCGTCGAAATAATTAAACGCACACTGCATATCAGCCATGATTGGCTCAAGGAGGTCCAGGCCACTATCAAAAGCCTTGCAGACCTCACCAGTATTGCCGCCGAAATATAATTCGTTATTGAATATCTCAAAACAATTGGCATTCCAACCAGTAATGCGACACCACGCACCGGTCAGCACATTCATGACAAGCTGAACTTGTGTGTTGTTCTCAATAACTGGAACGTTAACTATGCCAAGTTGCTCATTTGGCACAGCAATCAATTGCCAACCGAAATTAGTCCCATAAGCCATGGCAGCATCAGCCATGGCATTTTGGATACGTGCTGTGATAGCCACACTACGGTCTGCACTGGGGTCAAACGGCAACGCTTGAGACACCGGCAGAACACCCTGTTGGGTGATGATGCCGACGTCTGACCCAATTTTCGTCATGCATCGGAGACCAATGGGTGGTGCTATGTCAAAAGTGCCAACTAGGGACCAAGCGTTGGAATTGGTTGGATCGGTACCAGAATAAATAGTCATTTGTCCACGAGACGAAACAAACAAGGCAAAATCCTGAGGACCAGTGCCAGCACTATCTATCGTCCAATTGGACATTCCAACACAGTATCCGCCTTTAGTCCAAGTAGCGCCCAAATCAAGCGTACCGGCTATCGCCCCTGAAATGGCATCAGTAGGCATAAAGGCGACCTGAGTTGAACCGCCGCCAACTCCATCCCCCATAATATACCAAAGACGACGTTTCTGCGCCCAAATGCTTCTTATAGCAGCAGTGGTCAAACCCCCGTTGAAACCGGTAATTGTTGGTGTGGTCCAATTGGTGCCATCAAACTGGCGCAAACTATCCAAACCGTTAACGCACTGAATGACAGTAGTGCCGCCAGATGGCGTAAAATTTATGTACTGCCAGCGTCCTGAGGAAAACCCTGTAAGAGTTTCACTTGGTGAGCCAAAGAAGCTAACGTCCCAGATAGAATCTGGGGTAGCGGCAAACATGCGCTCAGTGCCAGTGCCACCCCGCCACACCATAAGCGTTTCTATTGGATCAAAGATGGCAGGAAGACCAGCCCAAGGAGAGCAGCCTGCCCGTAGCTCAACCCAACCAGTGCGTGGTATCCAATTATCTAATATTGGTGCCCGCTTAGGGTCCATATTGGCCAGCGGGGAAATGGCATCCCACCCATCCGTGGGCGCAGGCACCACCTTGGTCACAACGTCAGGTGCCGGAAACGGCACTTTTTGTATGTTTTTGGTCTTCCTCACGACTCATTTCTTTGGTATTAGCGGTACAACTGGGGCCGGGGGTTTCGCCATTTGGTTTGACCGGTCAAGGCTGCGTGTTATGGCATTGGATTGCTGAAGGTTTTGAAACACCGGCCCTTTTTCTATAACGTCGCCAGCCATCCTTACAGGCGGCGGCACGGCAAGCATCGTTCGTGGCATCTGCTGCTTGCCCATCAAAAGCTGCGCGGCCAGTTGTGGAGGAAGTGCTAACCCCATGTGCCTGACTCCTCAGCGTACACGTGATTGGTCCTTGCCCTTCACCCGAGTATTAAATGGATCAAGAGCTGGTTTGGGTGGGATTGCAGCCATGCTTGGCCGTATGTCAGCCCACATATTGCCTGGAGTCACGGGCTTTGGTCTAGGAATCGGAATTGGCTCATTCAACTGTGGGTAATCTTCATACACTCTGCCATTCGGCAATGCCACAGGAATATCCATGTAGCCTGCATCAATCATTGATTGTGTGGGAGGATGCTTGAATGCCCCTTCAAGGTAGTCCTTAACAAAACCATTATAATCATTTCTTTCCTTATCTATTAGATTATTGTACTCTGTAGCTGTTGGTCTATGAATTGCATTTAATGCCTTAAGATCAGCGTCAGGGCTATTTTGCGCATCTTTTCGCAAATAATTAATGATAGAAATCAAATCATTCTTTCCCATGCCACGGGCCATGGGGTCATCACTGATATCTTCAAATGGAGCTGTCGCACCTGCGGACGTCTGCGCAAGCATGGCGTCCCATTTATTGGGGTCCATGTGCGAGCCCATGCCATTCAACGTTGGAATCAACTGTGCCCAGGCACTTGGCCTACCGTTGGCGTCAACGTCAGCAGGGGCTTTTTGCCCCATCAATGCATTGACCATCAGTTGTGGGTCGTCCGGCATGCTTAGCCCTTGTTCAAAGTGACCCCGTTAAGATCAGCTTTAGGCGCTTCAATATGATGCTCCTCAGGAGGCGGAAAGTTTGAGCCAACGTCAGACAAAGCAGCTTGGACTTGCTGATTTGCCTCCCTGAGTTCACCGGTTACCGCCTCAAGCTTATTGATGCCTTCATGTGCAGCAGCCATCTCGCGGTTGAAGGCTTCAGTGGTTGTCTGCGCACGTTGCCTGAGTGACTTCACGGCATCCTGCAAAGTGTTGGCTATGTTCTTTACCTCACGCATTCCACGTCTCCCAAACTCATGCTCAGCTATCAACGTCAATGTAGCTAAGCGAAGCCGCACACAGTAGTTGCACTGACAACACACGCTAGAACTCCAATTCAACCAGTATTAGGGCCGACTGGTCCGGGGAAAAATCCGTCTTGAACATTACTCGGCGACAGGAAGATTGGATCAACGCGCTTATTCAAACTCAATGTTTTAGATGCACCATCACGAGCAATCAGGCGGTCTACATAGTCAACCCAACGGTTTTGCAATGTCACGTAGCTGCCAAAACCTTTGATTTCCCAGAACATCCACTTGATGCCCATGATAATGGCTTGGTCGTCAAGAAGAGGCTGGTCGTCATCGTTGGCAAAGTATTGTGCGAAGGTGCTATTTGAGCCGTGAACCATCACCCCGTAAAGGGTCATGTACTCAAAGACAAGCTGGAGTGGGTTGACTATCTCAACTGGCGGCGGCCAAATACGGAACTGGTCAGCATAGGGGCCAATTTTACGGAAATGCCTGCGAGGGCCGGTAGCCACAATACCGCTCCGGTGCCACTGATCCATTTGCGGACTATCAGGCCCAAGCAATTCCCAACGATTGGTCCTATCCCACATGGTGCGGTTCTGGAACCAATCAAAGCCGCCTGGAATTGGGTAAGTATCTTGAGCAAAGGTAAGGGCTGAACCGACTTGAGGGCTTGCATCAGCCACTTCCATCGTCATGGTTACTTGTGTGGCGCTGTCCACACTTTGAACACGTGCAGCCTGAGGAATAGACGGTCCTTGCACAGTGAAGTAATTGGCCAATATTCCTGATGTAGACGGAACATTGGTAATCACGGCACTATTTGCGCCAAGATCACCCGTGGTCTGAATTGGTGGATTGACCACAAGATTGTACTCAAACTGAAGCACGGTCCAGCCGCCCTCAGGCATACGCCTGAGTTCGTCCAAGCAGCGGTTGGCCAAAGCAAGCATTTGCACCGTGGTTGGGTCAGTATTTCCAACCACGGTGCTTGCCTGAGGCAAACCAAGCTCGGCTTGCGCACGCTGAACAATTTGCAGCAGCGTAAGCGGCACTTCACCCTCCGCTTATGCGAGGATCACATACGCCCAATTGCTGAGTTTGTACTGCCAAATGATGGCAGCTTTACCTTGGGCAATCGTCACACTGCCATTCGCTGAACCAGCAAGGTTGTGACCAACAGGCACAAACACTTTCGCAGACGTCGTAGATGACGTGTAGAAAAAGTATGGTGTGCCAACCTTAGCGGTGGATGGCAGAATGGCACTGTCAGCACCGCCAGCAGCCACAAGCTCTGTGTTGTGGGTTTTGACCGCAGCAGCACCGGCTTGGGCACCGCTTGCTGCGCAAGTCAAAGCATTGTCAGTGTTTCCGAGAACAGTCGCAAGGCCGGGCGACATGCCCAGGCCACAAAGGTCATCACCGGTTGGCATTTAATGTCTCCTAATTGGTTTGCTCAGATACGCACTCGCTCACGCTGCTTCTTTTGTGGGGCAGCAGCCTTTTTCTTTGGCTTTTCAAGATCACGGGTTGGATGCGTTGCGGCAATTTGCGCCGTTTGAGGATCAAACGCCTTACTTTGAGGATTACCAGCAGGAAAAGTTGGACGTTGCTGACCACCCGCAATCATCTCCTGAAGTGAGTTCATCACGGTGGCCGCAGCACCCTTCTGCATCAACGTGATTTGATCTTGAAGCATCTTTATTGTGTGCTCCAACGTGCGAATTTGATTGTCACGTTGCTCAAGTTCGGCACGGAACTGCGCTGCCCCCACGCCTTTGTTGGCAGCTTCAAGATAACGCTTGGCGTCATTCACGTAGGTCTGGCAACCCATGCCAATTGTCTCAATGGCATTGGCTGAAAGATCAGAAAGTTGTTCAATCGTGTGGACACCAGAACCCCGCAACATTGAAGCAACTGACGGCTTGTCAGGATACAACATCTCAACAGGGGTGCCGTCAGGCACCTGAACCTTATTCTCCTGGAACTGGTTCCACTGCATTGGAAAACGCGTCCTGTCACGTGGCTCAGCCGGGCGGTCCACAATATTCAGGCGCTCACCTGGGGGATGCATCTTGACATAGATGACATCCTCAAAAATAGGGCGTCCCTGTTCTTTTGATTTAATGATATTCTGCACTGGTTTCATATAGAAAATACAAACAAGATTCTTATCAGTGCTGTATTGCACTGTGCCGCCCCACTCCCCATGCATCTGAATGCCTTGAGGGGCTCGAAAATCTGATTCCATGCTCATAGCGCGTCTCCTTTATTGGTTTAGTACTATTACCGCTTCCAAGAAGTCTTGGGAAGGGGCTATTGTTGCTGTTCCTTTGGTTTTTGCAAGGCATTGACCATGCCCTGAACCTCGGGGGCCACTGCGGCAGCGCCGCCCAAACCTGCAAGAAGGTTTCTCGAGTTCAAATTCTCAAACTTGGCCCATGGGGCACGAATTTGCGTGGGGTCCAGCACAATGTGTGAGATGTGCCCAGGATCTTCAACTTCGTTTTTATATC